CCTCGCGGACTTTACATCGCTTGCCTCGCCGCAACGCGGCAAGGCGCACTCGCGCCGTCGCTCGTCCTCTCCCGCCCAAACCCGCCGTGCTGGGCTTCGGGCGGGCGGAAAAGAAGCGGACGAGAGACGGAAGATAAGAAACCTTAACGGGTTTTCCGCCGCAAATGCGGCGTGAAAATACAGGGGGAGATCGCGCACGCAGTCGGTGCCTTGGTTTTTGGCTCGTCGGATAACTGGAACTTCAACGCGTCCAACCCGTGTCTGCACTTCGGCGGTAACTATAACCAGAACGGGAACCACGGGCTTTTCTACGTGAACTACAATTCCGCGTCGAACTCCAACCGGAACATCGGCTGCCGCGTCCTTTTAGGACTGGCTACCCATCTCCATTCCTCGTCGTCACAAGCTGCGGAGCGTGCGCCCCGGCCCACGGGCCAGGGCTTACTTCCTCCGCTGCTCCTCCTCTTCCTTGCAAACCCGCTGATGCTGGGCCTTGCTCGGATGGGGAGAGGCGAGGGCGTGATCTTCCTCGGCACCCCTTGGTGCAGATTAGCCAACAGGACACGGTTTAGTACACTCCCGCAACCGGCGGGAGCGGTGGAAAGATCGTGAGGCTAAAAGGAGGAGCAAACATCCTGTATGAAACGAGCAAAAGACCTATACCAAAAACTGATTTCAGACGAAAATCTCAGGCTGGCAATCCTCACGGTGAATGCCACGCATAAATGGCACCCACACCACAGGCCAAATAAAACGGTGCTGCGGGTGGAGGCGGACATCGACGGATATGTGGAGAAGCTGCGAGAGATCATCGTCAACGGATATGATGCGGCCCCACCGAGAATAGCCCGGCGCTGGGACAAGAGCGCCGGAAAATGGAGGGACATATCAGAGCCGAGATTGTGGCCTGACCAGTATGTTCACCATGCGGTCATTCAAGTTCTGGAACCGGTGCTGATGCGGGGAATGGACAAGTTCTGCTGCGGAAGCATCAAGGGCCGGGGCATCCATTACGGCGTTAAGGCAATCAAGAAATGGATGCGGACAGACCCGAAAGGGACGAAGTATGCAGAGGAGCTGGACATCCACCATTTTTACGACAGCCTGACCGTTGAAACGGTGATGGCCCGCCTGCGGAGGCTGGTCAAAGACCGGAGGATGCTGGATGTGTGTGAGCGACTGATGAAGTACGGCGTCCTGATTGGCGCGTTTTTCTCACAGTGGTTTGCCAACACGGTGCTGCAACCGCTTGACCAGATGATACGGAACAGCGGGCTGTGTGACCACTATATGCGGTACATGGACAACCTGACACTGTTCGGGCGCAACAAAAGGAAGCTACGAAAGCTGCGGGGCATGATCGAGGACTGGCTTGCAGGCCGACGGTTGAAGCTAAACAACAAGTGGCAGCTCTATCCGACGGCAAAGCGGACGGTGGCGGCGCTGGGATACCGGTTCGGCCATAAGTTTTCCTTGCTGCGAAAGCGAAACATGGTGCGGCTGAAAAAGTCACTATCAGAATGTTACCGGGCCATGCGGAAACACCAGAAGATCAGGCCGAAACTGGCACAGGGCCTATTGTCACGGCTGGGCCAAATGAAGCACTGCAACCATGTGCATTTCTTTGAGAAGTATGTGGAAACAGGGCTGCAACGAAAATTGAAGCTCGTGGTAAGAGAGCATACGAGAAAGGAGCAGGTAAGATGGAATATGTGTACGGAACCGCTGAAATCGACGGCGTGATGCGTGAAAACCTGAAAGTCATTGGCGGCCCGAAGCTGGAGGAGGGGGAGTACCTGACCACGGTTCGGGAGTACGACGACAACACGATCACCGACCGGTGCCGCATCGACCGGCACTATCTGACGGCGGAGGACGAGGACGGGACGAAGTACGACTTCTATGCCATCAGCGAGCATTACCGCTACATCGACCGTACCAAGATGCTGGATGAAACCAAGGCGGCGACAGAGATCGCCTTTGTCGCCCTGGCCGAGACCGGCGGCATCGACGGGACGACTGCCGGGGAACACAAAAATCTGTTTGAGGAATGGCAGGCGGGGGTCTCCTACAAAGTGGGCCAGTACAGGCGCTATGGAGAGAAGCTGTACCGGTGCGTACAGCAGCACACCTCGCAGGCGGGATGGGAGCCGGACAAGGCGGCAAGTCTGTGGTCTGTGGCCGCTGACCCTGCGGAGGAGTGGCCGGAATGGAGCCAGCCGCTTGGAGCGCATGACGCCTACGCCAAGGGGGCAAAGGTGTCGCACAACGGGAAGCACTGGGTCAGTGATGTGGATGCGAATGTGTGGGAACCCGGCGTCAGCGGATGGTCGGAGGCGAAAGAATGAGCAGCCATTTGCAGATCATCGCTGAACTGGAGACGGTGACAGAAATCCAGGCAAAAGCCATCCGTGTTCTGGCAACGAGGCTGGCAGAACTGGGCGACACGGAGACCGGGCGGGACGAGATCGCGGAAGCCGATAAGGCATACCGTGAGGCCATCGGCGGAACCGATTGGATGGGCTGATACGCAGGAGGACGAGGGAATGTACATCGACGCGGACTTTATCATCAAGGCAGCAAGCCTGCTGAGCGCACTGGGGGCATTGGTGGCGGCGGTCGTGGCCGTGTACAAGGTGCTGGAGAACAATAAGAAGCAGAACGAGTTCATCAACGCCATGCAGGAGGAGCAGACCTTGATCTGCTACGGACTGCGGGGCGCTCTGCAAGGGCTTGTGGAGCAGGGGTGCAACGGGCCATGCAAGGACGCACTGGCGAGGTTGGACAAGCACCTGAACAAAAGCGCACACCCGCATATCCCGGAGGGCTGAGATGGCCGGGCGGCGGGTGAACAAAAAGACGAAACGCAAGAAGAAGCGCATCGGAACGATGGACTTGATCTTGCTGCTCGTCTTTATTTGTCTGGTTATCTTTACCGTTACCATGATACGGCTGTTCCAGGTCTACGGCTCGGTGCCGGATACCCTTGTAACCTGTGTGTTTGCCACACTGGGCGGGGAGTGCGGTATCCTGGGGTGGATAAAGACCAACAAGGATAAACGGCAGGACAGACGGTGGCAGCGGGAGGATATGAAACGGGAAAGGGAGGCGATGGAGCAGGCCGTGCAACAGTCAGAGGAACCGTAAAGGAGGGATAGATCGTGCTGAACGGCAGGAACAATGAGGAAAAAATCTGGAACTACCTGAAAGGCGCAGGGTTAAACGACTGTGGAGCCGCTGGGCTGATGGGAAACCTGTATGCAGAAAGCGGCCTGCGACCGGACAACCTGCAAAACACCTACGAACAAAAGCTGGGTATGACGGACACCTCATACACGGCGGCGGTTGACGGAGGAACCTATACCGGGTTCGTGCGGGACTGCGCCGGTTATGGGCTGGCACAGTGGACTTACTGGAGCCGGAAACAGGGACTTTTCAATTTTGCCAAGGCGGCGGGCCGGAGCATCGGAGACATGGAGATGCAGCTTGATTTCCTGATGAAAGAGCTGCGTGAGGGTTACAAAGCTGTTCTGACCACGCTGAAAACGGCGGGAAGCGTCCGGCAGGCATCAGATGCAGTCATGCTGCAATTTGAGCGCCCGGCAGATCAGAGCGAGACGGCGAAAAAGCGCCGGGCCTCGTTCGGGCAGAAGTATTATGACAGGTACGCAAAACCCAAGGAGGGACAAGCTGTGGGAACATTCAAGCCGAGACTGACCCGACCGGAGGCGGGCAACAAATATTACATCACCAAGGCGAGCGGAGGATGGTCGGACGCCATCAAGGGAAAGCCGGTGGACGCGCTGTGCAACACCCTTTCCAACTGCGTGGGCTATGCCTATGGGCGATTTAATGAGATCGGCGGTTACGGGTGCTGTAAATATCTGCGGCCCGTGAACGCCGAAAACTTTATCCAGTTTGCCGGGGGCCTGGCCGTAGGTCAGGAGCCGAAGCTGGGGGCCTGCATGGTGTGGCGCAAGGGGGCGACGCTGAACGGTTCGGATGGAGCGGGCCATGTGGCAATCGTGGAGCAGATTATCAGTGCAACTGAGATCGTGACCAGCGAAAGCGGATACGGAAGCAAAACCCCGTTCTGGACAAAGCGCCGGAAGAAAGGCACAGGGAACTGGGGAGCCGGGAGCGGGTACACTTTCCTGGGCTTTATCTATAACCCGGCTGTGAGCGGAAGCACCACGACAACCCCGGCACCGAACCCACCGACAACCGGAGGCGCAACCGAAGCGCTGAAATACAAGGTGGGCCAGATGGTGCAATCTCTGGCGAAGAAGCACTACACCAGCTCCAATGCGGCGACGGGAAAGAACTGCAAGCCGTGCGAGGCAAAGGTGACGGCCATCAATCCGGGAAGCAAGCACCCCTATCATGTGGTGGGCACTTCTGTGTATGGATGGGTAGACGAGGACGACATCGCGGCCACGGCATCTGCTGACACTGCCCTTGCCGTGGGCGACCGGGTGAAGATGGACAAGTCGGCAACGATTTACGGCACCATGCGCAAGTTTGCTGCATGGGTGTATGCCACAAAGCTGTATGTGCGCGGCATTGACGGGAACCGCGTGGTGGTATCCACGCTGAAAAGCGGGGCTATCACCGGTGCGGTTGACAAGAAGCATTTGACGAAAGTGTAATAGGAGGGTATACACATGGATAACATTATGCAGTACATTCCACTGGCGGTATCCGCTGTTCTGCTGGCGGCCCTTATCCTGACGGTGGTCACCAACATCATCACCCAGGTTCTCAAAAAGCTCACCTGGGAAAAGATACCCACCAACATTCTGGCCTTTCTTGTGGCGATGGCTGTGACCCTTCTGGCGTTCTTCGCAGCCTGTCAGATCATGGCGTGGGCCGTCACCTGGTACATGGTGGC